ATCCCATAGTAAATATAAATAAGTTGTGTTTGTAGTTCTAGCAAATTGTCCTCTATATAAAACACCTGCAGTTACCTCTTCTGTATTTGTAACGGTTGCTGCCGCTAATAAATTCGCAATATCAGTAGAGTTATTTTGATATAAAGTGTTACTTTCTAGCCAATAAAATTTATCGTTTGTGGCATCAAAAGTAAAGTTAGCAGGAGCTAATTGATTTGATTGTATTGTTACATAAGCATTACTAGGAGGAAAGCCCGATAATCCGAGGGCAGCCGTAGCACTCATATATTGAGAGACGGTAGGAGCCTCCTCTCCTTCAGCAAAATCTATAAAATTAGAGGTGGTAGTAGAGGTATAAGTTGGATTAGTATAATACGGAACGCTAGGTTGTGGGTCAGCAAAAGCGTTCCAGTAAAATTGATTATAACTTGATGCAGAAGCCTCATCAGGATTAGTTAAACACACTTGGATTACGGTAAGGTCAACTGAAATAGGACACGCTTGATTAATTGTCCAACCTGCTAGGGCTGCAGACTGGGTAACGGTAATAGTAACCTTAGTGATAGTTGGTATGTCACGAATAACTGTAATAAATCCATCGGCAGTAACCGCACCACTTGAAGCAGTAGCCGTATTTCCTGCACTATCTGTCCAAGAGGCTACAAATGTAGTTGTTCCGCCCGTACTATCTCCTGCATAATAATTCAATATTGCATTTCCAGCCACCGCGGTAAGGGTATAACAAAAAACTTGTGGCGTTCCTGCTTCTACTTCAAAAGTTAAAGAGACCCCGCACGAATAGCATTTAACCTCCGTAGGTAAAAGAGTGTGATTTATACTTAAAACATATTCATTCATATACGGGTCAAACCCTCCTACTTTTTGCATTTGAAATGAATCATTAAATAAATCCCTAAAATATCCTCTCATCCCTACTTCAGATATTACCCCTAATCGTTCGCTGTCTGCACTTGCTCCTTTAAGCTGTATAATAGCCCCTCGTTTAGCATCAGTAAAAAATTTATCTGCCCCCCATTCTGTAAAACTTTCAGGATTATTACTAATACCATATTTTTCTATTCTAGATATTTGCGTTCCTAAAACTTCTGGGACAGAAGTTAATGCGCTTCCTCCAGCTGCATCTGAGAGTAAGTTTTTACCAGCTAATACATAAGATATTTTATCTTCTTGGAGACATAATACATCAGTTTTTCTACCTGAAAGAACTTCAATTCCACCATAAGAATCTTCTAAAGATTTAAAATTAATTAATCCTAAATTAAATTCGTTTAATTTATTAATATTAGATTCATCGTTATAGATACCACTATAAGTTATATCTGCAAATCGATGCGCTCTTTTATAGATTTGCTCACTCGCTCCATAGGCTCGGTTTCCGAGATTCATAGATTTTCCCTCTAGAGAATCTGCTCACTCGCTCCATAGGCTCGGTTTCCGAGATTCATAGATTTTCCCTCTAGAGAATCTCTTATTTTATTGCTTTCCACTCCATTCCCATACGCATAGCAATTAGAGGTATCTAATGTAATAATAGCAGGTTGAGTAGCTGTTTGATTTTGGTCTCCAGGCGCAGTACCAGCTTCGTGGAAGTCACTAGTTATATCAAATGTTTGGTTGCCTTCAAAGTAAACACCAGGAGCTGCATCGCCAGGCTCTGATTCAAAAACTAATGTTCTTTCACTTCTAAATATACTTACACGCATATCTATACAAGCTTTTCTATCAGAACTGCTCCCATCGCACCCCCTACCACCTTGCACATATAGACCTAACTGATTGCTGACATTATCATCTTGTGTAGAATTATTTACCCTAAAAAACTTTATATAAAAGTTTTTAACTTCCGCGCTTGCTCCAAGAGCGTTAAAACAAGAGTACAGTAGATTGCAGCGGCTATCACTTGATGAAGTTTGATATTGTATACCTTCATCAAAAGTTAATGTACCATCACTGCCTGAATTACCAATATCCCAAACTCCATCATCTAATAATGATTGTATATTGTCCCCTACAAACCAATCATACACATTATCGTAATCATTTTGCGATATTAAACCTTCTAATTCTAAGGTATAAATTACTCTTTCACAAAGACTTCCATCATATTTTCTTTTAAATTCCATAAACCAGTTTATTATACTTCCTTGAGGAACTGATACATCTCTAAATTCTGGTGTGCCAGCACTAGGGGTAGCCACTCCTGTCGCGATAGAGAAATTATACCAAGACCTAGCACCACCACCTTGTGTGCAATTTTTTATTAATGGCACATATGCTCCACCTGCAGATATCAGGTAACACTCTGCACCGTGAAATATATCACCAGGGCTAAATAAATTCTCGGCAGTAACAGTCGCAGACCAATTATCAGGGGTTACCGCCATATAAGACCCAGCTGGAATATGTTCTTTTTCAGTTGTGCCCTCAATATCTATCTCAATAAAATCTTCAATTTGAACTTCTTTTTCTAAAACAGTAGTGTAGACACATCGATTCATTACACCAGTACTGTCTCGTTTAACTATTAATCTATCTCCTTTTTCTATTTTTTGTGAGTTTTCGCCCTCTAATAAACACCATATTCTTAGGCTTTTTGGGTCTTTAAAAAAATGATTAGTATATATAACATTATAACCACTTCGGTCAGGTTGAACGGCAAACTTATAAGTTTTTGCCCATTTAGGAGGATGCATTGTGGCAGGTATTTCTACTTTAATTTGGTTTTTACTATCCGCATTAGCACACGGAACAGCTACAGTATTATTAGAACTGACAAGAGGAGTAGAGCTTCGCTTATACTCATCCATATATATAATAGCCGTTTCATAGTTTCTATTACTATGAAGACTTGCAGGGTTAGCTAACTCTTTAAAAGCAGGTTCGATTTGTGTAAATTTATAAAATTCCCATACTACTTGAGTAGCAGTGGCTTCCCCATCATATACACACGTATCTACATAGGCCATTGCCATTAACCCTATACTCATATAATTTACATTACTTCCTGGCTGTACATTCAACACCGCTTCGCTTGTGGATTGAGGTACTGTGCCTCCCGTACAATCACTATCCCACCACGCACTCCAGCATTTAGTTAAACTAGTATCACTACCTCCTGAAGCTCCTGTTAGATTATTAGGTAGAGCACAATTAAACCGATCTGAAACACTAACCCCGTCCAAACATTCGTTTACTTCTTTAATAGTTAGAGGGGAGCCCATATAAGTTCTAAATTCCTCACTAGTAGCTAATTCATATGCATTAGCATAATCTCTAGGTAACCGAAAACTTATTACTAAATCCGTGATTGGAGTGGTGTCGGTAGGAGGAGTAAAGGCTCCAGCAATGTTTCCATCAAATCTTGAGTGTTCAAACTGCATATCTATATCTAATATTGCGCCTGCTTTTAATTCTAATGGTATTCCTGTTATTAATCCATCATCAGTTAAATATATTGAAAAAGCCGCATCATCTATACTATCGGTAACAGCCGAGCCTGTAGTGCAGTCCACCTTAAAAACTTGTGGTATTTTAGTGGCTATTAAGTCGTTCTCATTAACTGGAGTTGCTAGTAATGAAGTGGTATAATTAAAATCAACAGGATTATCACTAGAATCAACCAAATCATATCCTTCATAATAATTTCCATACATTATTCTATTGCCCATTAAGGTTTGCGACTTGGCTAATAAGGGAACATTATCATATAATCTTAAAATTTCTGAGTCTGTTAAAAGGGTAAAGATTTTACTATTATCAAACATAATAGTTTCATTATTATTGTCTCCTAATCCTAACTCTTCTTTATTAAAAGACTCAATAACCTTTATAATGTTGTTATCTGCCTCTTTAAATAAGACTTGTATTTCTACAACTAAAGGGCCACCTGTATTATAGGTAACATTTACAGCATTGAATAGATTTACCATTCCTTCATTTAAAGAGCTTTCTAAACTTAAATTAAAAGTCTTAGGGTTAAATGCAGGCTGAGTCCATTGTGAAGTAGCTGAATATTCATTGTTAGCGTATTTATAGCGGTACGCAAAACACACAAATCTTTCATCTAAATATGTTTCAGTATCTGCTGTTTGTATTAAAGCTAGGGTAGGAGCAGTATTGGGTGGGCGTTTAATAACCAGAATATCTTCAGCGGAAAATTGGTCAATATTACCATTAGGCTCCTCGTAATTTTTATCTATATCTATAAATCTAGGAGGGTTTCTATTGTCTGTAAAAAATAATAGATTATCTACTTTATTAATTCCATTAATTAAATATGTATCACTAAAATCTAACGTGGTGTTTTCCCCTCCTCCATCGTCAATACTTACCACGTGATACGTGAGAAATTGAGTAACCACATCATAAGATAATATCATATCTAATTTCTGAGTAGCACCTACCAATACATTATCTGCGTGAACAAACCAATAAATAGTTTCATTAGCACTATCCGCATAACTACCTAAACATTTAAAAGAGTGGGTGTCATTGGTGCTTGTAGGATAGTAAGGAGTAACTAACACCTTATTTCCTTTAGAGTTTTCAACCGAACCTATTTCAGAATTTTCTGTCGAACCTAACCGCACGTTTTCTGCGTGGATATACTCTCCGTTAGGAATAAGCCTTTCGTCTACAGACTTATTCATTCTACCGACAATAAAATTTCGTGTTGTTTTAGCCATTTTATTTAATCCACTTATCCTTACCTCTCATATTCATTAATAATCTGCCTGGATGAATGTTACTCATTCTTATTTTAGCATTTCTTAATAAAGCTGATTTATTTTTTCTAGCACGCGTAACTATATACTCTTGCACTCCTTGTTTGCTGTTTAAAATAACATATTGTATATATGCATAAACATAATCTTCAAAAAGTTTATTAACAGTCACTTCACTATCTACTCCGCCTTCCATTCCATCTGTTATGTATTCTAGTATACATAATTCCTCTTTAATATTAGAACTAAAGGTTATTACACCATTTTTTTTATCTATATTGAAAGTTGGATTAGCATTTGCAGTTTCGGTATTTAATCCGTAGTGATTTGCTACAGGTAAATCAAAGTACCAGTATCCATTGTAATTCCATCCGTATAGTCCATCAAATGCTGCACCCTGATTTAAGTACATAGTTTTATCAGTTCCTTTTATACGGTCAAAATCTAAAGTAGAATATTCTGGCCTTAACACATTTCCGTCTTCGTCAAATAATATATTAGAATCATTGTCTTGTAAGTACGCAGATGAAGTGTTAATTTGAATGTTTTCAGTTAATGGTCTCAATACACCATCTTTAAATAAAGATATTCTAACCCAATTTACAAAATCTTGAGGTAAAATAAATCTTAACTGTTCTCCCACATTTAATTCTAAAGCTTTTATTTCTTTAAAAGCATCATAGTTTAATTCTTGGATTGCTCGTTTAGCGTGAAAAAGTATTTTATATCTTTCTTCGTTATTAACTAAAGAGTGATTACCATAATACATTAATAAAAAATTATTAACTATTTCAGCTAAACTAACATACTGGTATGACTACTCCTGCATTTGTATAATATTGATAATCGTTTAAATAAGCCATTATTGTTCTGATGTATTTTCGTTAATTTCCACTTGATTTGCATACTGTACTACAGCTGCTTCCCTAATTGATACTCCTGCATATTGTAAAATCTTTACTACTAAATCTGTTTCATAATCTGCCGATAATTCAAAATTTTGATAAGAAGATGAAGAACTGTCAAACACAGGAGCTCCATCTGTTATAGTTAAATATGTCCACACTGGGTCGAGAGGGTATCTTATGTATTGTACTTGCATTTGATTAGCTCCCGTAATAGTTGTAGGAAATATGACTAACTCTTTCAGCCTCTCCTGTATAAGTAGTCCCTGCCGTATCATAACATAAAACTTTATTTATTAAATAATAATCCGCAGGCATTGTATATTGATTAGTGCCTACTTGTGGTGCGGTCTGAGTAAGGGCTGCGGTAGTAGAAAATAAATCTATTACCTCTACAATACTTTTAGATATATTTGCATATCCACTGCCTGATTGCCTCACATTTTCTTTTACTATTTGATAATTATACTCATAAAACAAGTCCTCAAATAAATCAAGTTGAGCTTGCTTAGCATATAGGTTAAAATCGTTAGG